TGAAACTCTACAAGAATTAGTGGAGTTCAAATTTAACATGGAAGCAGAGAAGAGTGGAGTTGGTAAGTTTAAGGCTAAAGTAGCACAGGCAGTAACAGAAAAGAGAGCAGAGTTTATAAAGACAGCAACGGCAGTAAGTGTAATGATTGCTGCATTTGCTTTGGTAGTTAATCTCACATTTTCTGTTATTGGTTACTTTCAAAGAAAAGAATTAAATGTAGGTCAGAAAGATTTGAAAGAAGAAGTAGATATGATCAATACTCCAGTAAGAACAAGGAGTGGAGCAATTCAATTCTGGCCATCAGGAGTATTGATAGATTCATTAAAGGCTCACCAAGATACTTTGAAACTGGATTGGTTAAAATAAGAAGATATGGAACGGACTAAAAATAAAAAGACAGATTCCCAAATATTACACACTTTAGCAAGTGAGTTGATGGGTAGAAATGCTTTAGCATTAAGTTTGGGTATGTCTTATGGAGGTGACCGGGATATATATCAGGCGTTAGGATATCCATTAAAACTTGAATTCAAAGATTTTGCAGCAAGATATATACGTCAGGATATAGCAAAAGCTATAATTGATCGTCCAGTAAAGGCAACATGGCAGGGACCATTGGAGCTTGTAGAACCTGATATTCCAGAAGATACTACTTTTGAAAAGACTTGGGAGGAATTGAACAGAACTCTTGGTATTAAAGGTAGGTTATCTAGATTAGATAGGTTGACCAGTATTGGTAGATATGGTGTTTTATTACTTGGAATGAGTGATGTAAAAAGACAAGAGCATTGGGCTACTCCTATTAAAGATGGAAGTAAATTGGTATATCTTAAACCTTTTGGAGAAAAGAGTGCTCAGATGAAGACATGGGTATCAAATCCAAATGATCCAAGATTTGGTAAGCCCGCACTCTATACTATTGAAATTGCAGATATAGCAAGTGGTTCGAGTGCTTTTGTAGATGTTCATTATTCCAGAGTAATTCATATAACACAGGATCCTCTTGAATCTGAGATTTATGGAACTCCAGTATTAGAGTCTGTATATAATAGGATAATGGATTTGGAGAAGATAGTTGGTGGTGATGCTGAAATGTTTTGGCGTGGTGCTCGTCCTGGATTTGAAGGTAAAGTAGATCCGGAATACCAGATGACGGAGGCTATGAAGGAAGAATTAAAAGACCAGATAACCGAATATGAAAATAATCTTCGTAGGATTCTTGTAAATGAGGGAGTTGATTTAAAAGCATTGGCACAGCAAATAGCAGATCCAACTACTCACGTAGATGCCCAATTAACTATGGTATCTGCTGTAACAGGTATTCCAAAGAGGGTATTAAGTGGGAGTGAAAGAGGAGAATTATCCAGTGCTCAAGATAGTTCCGAATGGAAAGATTATGTGCAGGCAAGACGAGATGATCATGCAGAACCAAATATAGTTAGAGTGCTTGTTGACCGTTTAATTGAATTAGGAGTATTACCTATTCCAGCAGATGGATATACAGTTAAATGGAGAGATTTGTATTCGTTGAGTGAAAAAGCGAAAGTAGAAGTAGGTAAAGGTAGAGCAAATGCATTAAGAGAATATACATATAGTCCGATGTCTGAAGCAGTAGTACCTCCGGATGCTTTCTTGGAATTCTTCTTGGGGTTGACAAAGGAACAAATAACATTAATACAATCTATGCGAGATAAGGTTATATCAGAGGAGGAGTTGACAAAGGCTATTATGGAAGGAGTTAATCCTCCAGAACCACCAGCACCAAAAATTCCTACAGGTAAACCAGTTCCTACAAAGAAGTTAGTGAAGGCAGCATAATGAGTGAAACAGCAATATATACAGAAACTTTTCGTAAACATTACGATCCTACACAAACTACTGCTTTGCGTAATAAGTTTGCAAAGGATATGAAGCGTAGATTTGCTGAATTATCTATGGTAGTGGTGCAAGCAATAGTAAAGCAGGATTGTTTTGGATTAAAACCGGGGATTATTCAAGCTATGCAAATGAATCCTCCAGGACAAGGAGCTTTTTCATTTACAAGAAGTTCTGCAAAAGTAGAATCTTTTATGAAATGGTTGGATGAGCAGGTTAAAAAAGGAATTATTACTACTAGAGAACTTCAACAAATTGGAAATTCTATTGATTCTGCTTGGACAAATATGTATATAGCTGATTCATATAAAAGAGGAGTAATGCGGGCAAGGTATGAAATGAGAAAAGCTGGAGCAGATGTTCCTTCTATAGATGAAACAGGAGGGATAGAAATGGTTATGGGTACCATGTTTCATATGGATCGGGTAGGTCTCTTATATTCTAGGGTATATACAGATTTAAAAGGAATTACGGCTGATATGGATTCTATAATTAGTAGAATATTATCTCAAGGCATGATCGATGGAGACGGTCCTGCTTTACTTGCTCGTAAGTTAGTAGCTGCCATAAATGGTACTGGGATGGGAGATTTAGCACTGACGGATAAAGTAGGTAGGTTTATCCCGGCTTCCCGCAGAGCAGAATTGTTGGCTCGCACGGAAATCATTAGGGCTCATCATTTAGCTACAATTCAGGAATACCGTAATTGGGGCATTCAAGGCATAACTATATTAGGCGAATGGAAAACTGCAGGGGACGATAGAGTATGTGAGCGTTGTGCGGCATTAGAGGGTAAGATATTTACTTTAGATGAGATAGAACCTTTGATTCCATTGCATCCACAATGTCGTTGTATAGCATTACCATATATTGAGGAATTACAAAAATATAAATAAGGAGGATTAATTATGACAAGGACTAAAAATTTGTTAGTGGAGACTCAACTCCATATAAACATTACTGCTTCCAATTATAAATTATCAAAAAGAAAGTTGGAAGGAAGAGATTACTTAATATTCCCGGTAACGATGATGGTTGAGGGAGTACATAATGGTAATCAGGGACCTATACTTCATCCAATAGATGAGTTAGGGAAAGTGCCTGCTGCTTGGAATGGTATTCCGATAGTTGTAAATCATCCTGAAAGGGATGGAGTAGCTGTATCTGCTAATATTCCAGAAGTGTTAGAGGAGAGTGCTGTTGGTAAAGTATTTGGTACTCAAGTTGATGGTACTAAATTAAAAGCCAAAGCATGGTTAGATGAATTAAAAGCAGCTGATCTATGCTCTGATGTATTGGAGAAACTTAAGAAAGGAGATCCAATTGAAGTAAGCGTTGGTGTATTTACTGATTATGAAGTTGAAGAGGGAGAATGGAACGGAGAGGCTTATTCTAAAGTAGCTTTAAATCACAGACCGGATCATTTAGCCCTACTTCCAAATGCGGTTGGAGCTTGTTCTATTGCGGATGGATGTGGTTGTGGATTTAGTGTAAATAAAGAAGGGAGTCTGAATATCTTGAAAGATCAAGTATTAAAGGTAATTCAGGCATTAAATAAGGAAGGATATTCAGCTCATAAGATTGGGGTTAATGAAGATGTGGAAAGTGAGGATGAAGTTGGATACCAAGCTAAATTGGATTTGATGTATCAGGCAATTCGTACATTAGATACTAAAGATGCCTATTGCTATCTTGAAGAAATGTATGATGATTCAGTTATTTATCGTAAGAGTTCCCCAGATGGAACCAAAATGTATAAACAGGATTACAAGTTCGAAAGCGGGAAAATCGAGTTTCTTGGAAATGCTGTGGAAGTCCGCCGTAAGGTGGAGTATGTATTAAATCAATTATTTCGTACTAAATTTAAAAACAAGGAGGTAACAATGGCAGAAGAATGCACCCCTTGCATCAAGAAGAAAGTCGATGAGCTGATAGCAAACAGCGCAGGAAGATGGACTGAAGGTGACAGGGATTTTCTCCAAACTTTGAAAGAAGACCAACTTACAAAATTGGCTCCGATTGAGAAGATTGTTGAGAAGATTGTGGAAAAAGAAGTTCAGGTAAATGGTCTTTCTCAGGAGGATAAAGATGCCCTCGCGGCATACAAGTCTGAAAAGAAAGCTTTACGTGACAAGATGATTTTGGATATTCAGGCAAATACTTCAAAAGAGGTGTGGCCGGATGACGCTCTCACAGTTATGAGTGATGAGAATCTTAAAAGGATTCTTAACTCTGTAAAGAAAAAGGAAGAAGTGGATTATTCTATGAATGGTGCTGGAGGAGAAATCCAGGACAATAAAGGAGTTGCTCCAATGCTTCCCGGTGGAATGGATGAAGAACCTAAAAAATAAGGAGGAAAATAAATGGCAACTGAAACAATTAAAGTAAAAAAGTTCTCTGATGTAGTGATTGAGCGTGCAGCTGCTGCCGCAATCATACCGGGAAACGTGATCGAACTTCTCACTGGTAATACTGTGCAGAAATGTGCAACTGCTGGTGGTAAGTTTGCCTTTCTTGTAGCTCTCGAAGATGAGCTTCAGGGTAAAGGTATAAATGATAACTATGTTGCTGGTGACCGCGTACAGGTATGGGTCGCTGGTAGAGGAGATGTAGCCAATCTATTGCTTGAAGATGAGCAGACTATCGTGGTTGGTGATTTTATCGAGCTTGGTACAAGTGGAAGAGTCCGTAAGTTCACTTCTGGCGTATCAATTGGTATTGCTATGGAAGCAAAAGACCTGTCTTCATTTCCGGAAGGATCTGAGTCAAGTGCTCTTGGTGCCTATTACAATCCTCGTCTGAAGGTAATGTTATACTAATATAAAAAGGAGGAAAATAATATGGAAACACAAGTTGATTTAATTGGTGGCGGTCAGGCGCAAGGTCTTCTGGCCAATCAGATAGCAAACAATGGCAGCAAACTTGACATTGGTCGGATGCGTCCGTTTATTGATATGACCACAGGAAAATCTTTTATCTCTGTTTACAAAGGAGGAGATCCTAAAAAACCGGAGAATTATCAGGTATTCCCATTGAACACTAACGCTACTCTCCGTAGGGATGAGTGGAAAGCTCTTGATGATGCAGTACAGCAGGTATGCCGTTACAGGCTTGGTGGTATTGAAGATCTTATTTCAAAAGGTCTTACTTATAATCTTGGTAATGCTATGGGAACTACCGTTCTTGAGCACCACGATATGAGTGACCCGATGGAAGCAGAAGTTACTATGGATGGAATACACCGTGGTAATGGAGATCGTCCTACTTACCAGCACAATTATTTGCCAATTCCGATAATCCACGTTGATTATGAAATCAATGCAAGGGGTCTGGCTACCAGTAGGAATATGGGTAATCCAATTGATACCACAAGTGCAGAATCTGCCGCTCGTAGGGTTGCTGAGAAGTTGGAAAACATGTTGTTTACCAATATCACTTACAGTTTTGGTGAGAAAGATGCAAGAAGCAGAAATACCATTTACAGTTATCTTAACTTCCCTGACAGGAACATCGGTAGCATAGGTACTGCATGGACAACCAAAACAGGTAAGGAAATTGTTGAACAGGTTGCTGCTATGAAGCAGGTAAGTCTTAACGCACTGCATTATGGTCCTTGGATGCTGTATGTACCAACCGCTTATGAAACAAGGTTGGATATGGACTATATTGGAACAAACCCGGATACTGCTACTGGAACAATCCGTCAAAGGATTCTTCAGATCGCTGGAATAGAAGGTGTAAAAGTAGTTGACACTCTTCCTGCCGGTAACGTAGTGCTTGTTGAGATGAATCCTCGTACCGTACGTCTTGTACGTGGTCTTGGTTTACAAAACATTCAGTGGGGTGAGGAAGGTAACATGGTTACCAAGTACAAAGTTCTTACCATACAGGTTCCGCAGATCAGATCTGATATGAACAAGAAATGTGGTATTGTACATTACGCATAAAGTTTTTGACTAATCAAGTCATATTTTTAATCATTAAAATATTATTACAGTGGAAAGAAAAAATAAATCAGAAGCAACAGAAGTTGCTGACCTTCCGTCAGAACCAGTTTTTCGTTGGAAGGTAGTCGGAGGAAGCCCATTTCATGGCAATAATCACAGGATATATAAACCAGGAGAAGTATTTAAAGCTACTGAAGCCGAAGTTCCTTTGGCTTTCAGAGATGTCATTATAAAGGTAGATACTGTTTCTGTACAGGAGCAGGAAAGAATTCTTCCCGGCAAAGTAGCCACTTATGAGATAAAGGAGAGAGAGAAGGTTGACCCGGAAGACGATAAGGAAGTAGCTCTTTACGACGTGGTGAATCATAAAGGAAAAGTAATTAATGAGAAACCACTTTCTAAAAAGAAAGCAGAGTCATTCCTGAAAGACCTTACTGAGTAATGAGTTGGACCATACCTAAAATATGGGAAGGTGGAGATGTTTGGATCTTAGGGGGAGGACCTTCTGTTGCAAAACAGTTTGATATTCCGAAAGTGGTCGTTCAAAATGTTATTAGCGGAACGTACCCCCTAAGCGCCTACTCCAAATATATGGCACCAATACACGATAAACATGTGATAGGTATTAATGTAGCATATTTAATAGGAGATTGGTTGGATATGTGTTTCTTTGGGGATGTTGATTTTTTCTTAAAACGATCAGAAGAGTTAGCGGCTTGGCCGGGTTTAAAAATAACTTGCTCTGATACTGCAGGTAAACAACCATGGTTAAAATTTATTGAGAAGGATAGGGAACATATAAGAGGAATAAGTACAAGACCTGATCGGGTTAGTTGGAATTTGAATTCAGGAACATGTGCAATTAGTATTGCAGCGTGGACAGGAGCAAAAAGAATATTTCTACTAGGATTTGATATGAATCTTGGAGAAGATAAAAGACAACATTTCCATAATGCTTATGAAAGAGCCCCAGTTACAGATGAAGAAAAATTAAGAAAATGGATGGGTACGTTTGATAGGCATTTAAGAGGATTTGAGTTTATAGCAGAGGATGCTAAGAAATTGGGGATTGAAATTATAAATGTATCCCCTACGAGTGAGATACGAGAATTTAAAAAGGTATCATTAAATGAGGCATTACAATGAATATAATTAAGATATACGGAGGTTTAGGTAATCAGATGTTTCAATATGCATTTGGCAGAGCTATGGATACTAAAGTTGTAGCATTTGATACTTCTTGGGGACAGGTTCCTCATGACCCACCACGACCATTCAACTTGGATAAATTAAGAACAAATCTAATTACTGTAAATAGTAATTCCGGACTTAATGTAGTAAAAGAAACTTCTGAACAATTTTATAGATATATCCCGGAATATTTGAAATTAACTAAT